TCGGCATGTTGTTTCTTTTCGTATTCAAGATAAAAACGTTTCAGGAACTGTGTGGTGTTGCCCACTTGTTCACCGGCCCGGATATTGTTGTTGATAAAAGGTTTGATATACGCACTGAATTCGGCGTTTTGTATAATAACATTAAAGTTTTGTTCTGGAATTTTCTCCAGTGTGCCCCGTGCCCGCAGTACCGCAGACTGTAGTGCGGTGTTTTCTTGTGTGGTCAATGTGGCGCGGCCAGTTAAGTCTTTGTAGGTAGCATCATCAAACCAAACATCTGCAGTCTTGTTTAGGCCAGCAACACTGGCACCAAAACTGGCAGTCATTTCTGGCAGGCTGGCTCCTTCGTAGGCAGTATGGAATATGATTCCCATTTTGGCTTGGCGTATTTGCTGTCCTAGAGGAATATCAATAGGCACTGCGTAACTGATGGTATTGGGTGTAAACACATAGCAACGTTCACCACCAACTTCATCTTCTCCAAGATCTTCGGCAGTAAACATCATGTCACCTTGTAGCACATTGCCAATACCCAATCGAGGCAGACATTGTATGGCCACACGCAATTTGGCTGCTAGTCCGGGTTGCGCTCCGTATAAGGTGTCAACATCTTTTACACTTTTGACTAGTTTAGCATCCTGAGCAAACACACTTTTAGTGCCAATAAAGAATTTGCCGTCAGCAGGATCGATACCACAAATGATAGCAGGTGCCCCGTCCCACTTGGTAGTAACCTTAGCAGAGGGTGTGCCGGTGCCAGGGCTTAACATGATCCTTAGGTTATCTAAGTAGTCAAGTGCCTGTACAGCGCCAGCATATCCTAGATTAAAGATTTGATCTTCGAGGTGCTCAAGGTGTACATTCTTGCCTTCTTTGCTTTCAACTAGCAACCATGGAGCAGGCTTATTCTTTATTTCGAATAGTTTCATTTTTTCTTCTTCTTAATTGCTGTTAATTTTTTCTGTAACTTTTTAGCTTCTTGTACTATTTGTTTTCCTCTAAGCAAATTATATTCAGTTTCATGAATACCAGATTTAGCAGCTAAATTCAATGTATTCTGTTCAGCAGTGGAAAGAAGTTCTCCTCGTTGTTGTTTGGCTTTAATGGCTTGAACTTCTGCTACTTTTGCATTATCGGCTGCTGCGGTCTGCGCATTTGCTTGAGCAGTAGTGGCCATTTGTTGTTGCGCCTGTTGTTGACCTGCTTGTGCCGCTGCCAACTTAGCAGCCTTATCTTGCCGGTATTGATCTAGATCTAATGCTTGACCTTGTGGCTCTGCTGCCGTAGGTTCTGCGGCCGGTGCTCTGGAGAAAACAGGTCGCTGGCCGGGGCCGTTACCATACCGAGCAGCATAAGCAGCGTCAGCAGCGTCATGGTCAAAACCACCTGCCGCGGCCGGTGCTGCTGGTGCTGTCTGCCCTGGCATCCTAACACTGTATGCTCCTTGCGCAGGAGTTGCTTGGGGCAATGCTGGTGTGGCCGCACTGCCACCATAGCTTGGATTGCTAGGTGTAGCATTGGCAGTTGTAGTAGTTCTGGTGGTAGCAGCCGGTCTAGGGCCGCCACGAGTCAAGTACTTGGCGGCAGCTATCTTTATGTAGTCACGTACATTTTGATCATTTAGCGGCCCGGGAAATTTACTTGCGTAGTCGGGGATAGTCATTAATGGATTTTGGCTGTCATGACTAAAGTGTCTACGTGCCCAATCAGTGATTTGGTCTGGCATTTCGGCATCTGTAGTACCACCTGCAGTCAATGCTGCTTGATATTTGTGCCAGCTTGGCTCAGCCATTTTTAATTGGCGGCCAATTTCTTGATTGCCTCTTTCGCGTTCAGCACCGGCAGTATATGTACCACCTTTTAGCTTATTCATTATACCCGATATCATCGGGCCTTCTTGGATTATTTCATTTTGTTTCATTATGCTTCTTCAAACCTCTAGTAAATTTGGCAGCATCTTGATTTTTTATACTACTAAGCAGCCTGCGCTCAAGCTCTTGTGCAGTTTCTACGTCGTAGTTTTCTTTAAGGTAATTGATAAAATTAATGGCTCCTTGTATGACATGGCCAGCACGGCTTTCAATTACCAATGCTTTGTCCCTACGTGCCGACAAGTTGTCTAATTCATCAAGAATACTACGTGTTCTTTTTTGCAAGATATGCTCCGATCAATGTATTTATTGATATTACAAAATCATTTGGCTGTACTTTTTAATCCTGCTAGCATCTGTTTAAGTTTATTATTTTCAACTCCTGCTGTAATTTTGGGTGCATTATCTACAGGTTCTGATACTACAGAACTCTTACTTTTGATTTGATTCATAATACTTGCTGCTGGACTTGGCGCTGCATCTGCAGAATCTAGCCCAGGATCTGTGATACGCATGGTCTCGATGTTGTATTCTAAGTCAATTTTTTGTCCAACACCGGTACTACTGCGCGATTTCATACACTGGATTTGATAACGTCCGCGCTCACGCATGGCCCTGCTGGTAAAGATACCAAATACATTGTCTGCTGTATTGATCTTGCTGATACCACCCGAGATATGACTGTGATCAAATTCAATTTCTTCCACCGCCGATCGATTCAACTGACTGGCAGTTACCATCAGCATCTGCAATTCTTTAGCTAGATTACGCAATTCCTCACTGACATACTTGTCTTTAACAAACAGGTCATTAGGACTCACTTTGGCACTTACTGGCATCAACAAGTCCAAGTAATCAATCATGACAAAGTCCACAGTCTTGCCAGTCTGTATTTGATATTCTTTCAAGTAAGCACGTATGTCATTGATGTTGCTCTGTGCCGGCATGCCCTTGACTTGATAGTTGCCTGACTTCTTGCCCACCATTTTCACTTTGAGTGCTGTGGTATCAATGTCCTTGCGGATGTCTTTGGTGCTCATGCTGCTCAACATGGCATCTGTGCGCAGACTGGTAAGTTCTTCGCTCAATTCCAGTGTGATATACACACCACTCAGGCCCGACTGCACCCAGCTCAGTGCAATGTTCATCATGACAAGCGATTTACCTGATCCCGATCCGCCGGCAAAGATATTCAATTCGCCGCGGCTGAAACCACCATATAATAATCTGTCCAGCTGTGGCCAACCCGTACTCACTTGCCCACCTGAGTTAAAGTACCGGTTGATACGTGCAGAGGGATCAGCAAAGTAGTCTGTGCCCATGTCCTTGGTTAGACTAATCTGTACTGCATCTTTGATCAGTTTCTCCACTGGATCAAAGTCGCCCTCTTCCAATAAGTCTGCTGCTTTTAAAATTGCACGTTCAAGTTCTTTCCTGCGTGTAAACTGTTCAAACTCCTCCAAGAACCAGTCAGTGTGTCCCTGTGCCTGTTCTGGCAATGGCTTGAGATTCAAGCCGGTTACTGCCAGGATCTGTTCGGTTGTGGGTAGTGCATTATACTTGCTGCTGTGCTCTTTGATAAACGCTGCTGCCGGTCTGAGATTGCGATCAAAGTTTTCGGAGTTATAGATGTTCTGCACACGCACATAACTCTGTGCATCATGCAACAACATCTCCAAGAACAGGTGCTGAATGTCTGCGTTGTATTCTTTAGCCATATTTCTTCTTTCTCAATTCAATTTTTAATCTGCTGCGCTCAACGCCATCTAAGATGGTCTTTAGTACAAATAATTTACCATATCGGACCACAGCTTCATTGACATCTTTGCAGGTTTCTGCCCACACAGGAAAGCTAACACTCCATCCATACTCTAGAGCGTTGTCAATTAAACTTGCACCGGCCCATCGTGTTCTGCCAGTGCGTTCATCTACTTGCATATCAAAGTCTGGAACTACAATAACTTCTCTGCCTAGGCTGTCAATGATGTCGGCTTGTCGTTCACTGCATTGGCTGCCACATACTGCCACACCATCTACGCTCATGGCATCAAATGGTCCTTCTACCACCAGCACAAATTTAGCTGTAGGGTGTTGACGATCCACATTAAACACATAGTCAGGTTCATGCTGTGTATAGAACTTGGGTCGGATGCCATCAACTACGGCCCTTGATGTGTAACCGATAGTCTCGCCTTGCCAACGAAACGGTATCACAATCCTGTATGCTAATTTATGTTCGTGATGCGGGCTCCACAAAAAATCATAGCGATCTATATCTACGTTCCTACCAGCTACATATTCCAATGCTGTGGTAAATTCTGTAGGCAGTTCATATCCAGTAGCTATCCACTCTTGTAATGTCATTGCATCTGGTGGTAAGGGCCTTGGTGAATAGACCACTGGCTCATCTATTACGGGTTCCGCAGCAGGGCGTGTTAGGTCTACTAGGTCTTTGACACGTATAGCATCAATGACCATGCGGCGTACATCGTTGTCGCTGGCGCCCAACCATGACAACAGTTTTCGAAACTTATAGCTGAGTGGTCTACCTACTGTGTATCCAGTTTTATATCCACAATTGAAACAGTGATAGTTTACATCGTCCGCATTGCGGATCATGCCACCGCGTCCCCGTGCGTCTGCTGTTTCGCCGTTGTGATGGCAGCAGACTGCGTTGCCCGAAATCCAATTTGAAGGTGCAGACCTGGTGCGACTGTGACTGTGCCACAGGCTCAGCGTATAGTCGGCTATCTGCGATTGCAAGTCAGGATACATCCAGCAAGTATACAGGATTTACCAAAAAAAGTCAACAATATTAGAATGTTATAGTACCAGATTTTCTCAATATAATAATAGCCAGAGGATTTTCGGCAATGGGTGTCCTATAGGTTATATCATCGCCGGTCAGTGATGATAACTGTAGCCTGTAATTTATATCATTTACATAAAGATATACTGCACCACCACCGCCACCGCCACCGTGCTGGTCAGTATACGCATTGCCGGCACCAGAATAAATATAAGCACCACTACCACCGCCACCACCGCCACCACTGCCTTCGGCACCGTCTTCTGCATACGTGTTAATATAACCACCGCTCCACCATCCTGCACCAATTCCGCCACCGCCAGCGCCACCGTACCCACCGGCTTCGGCGCTGCCGGCACCAGCGCCACCGCCACCGGCGGTGGCACCTATGTACGCACTCGGTGACCAACCACTACCACCAGTAATACCACCAGATGGTGTTCCGGCACCGCCACCCCCGCTACCGGCGCGATAGCCGGCATAGGTGCGCGCACTGTTATTTCCTAACCCCAGCTCACCCTCACCGCCACTGCTGCCGCCGCCCTGGCCACCGCCCGCACTACCACCCCTACTAGTACTATAATTATCGCTATAATATGGTGATCGACCAGGGCCACCGCCCGGTGCCAGCGCAAGTGATTGTACTGAATTTGGTGTTTCAAGTTTTACTAAACTAACAGATGTATCTCCACCGTGTCCACCGTCGTAATTAGAACTACTTCCGCCAGCCCTACCACCAGCACCCACAATAAAAGTCAATCTATCTCCGCGGCTGACACGTAGCCGTCTCCTGGCTACACCACCACCACCACCACCACCACCACCTTGAGCATAATTATACCAGGTATTCCAACTATAATAATTGTTGGCGTAGCCGTATCCACCGCCGCCGCCACCAGCCACAGTTACTATTTCTACATCTATAAATCCATCATCTGCAGATGATGTTGCTCTATGATCTATTTGTTGAACTCTGGTACTGGGAAATTGGCGTAAATTTCCAGGCCATACTATTCTTACTGCGCCCGGGCCGCCAACACCAATTCCTGGTAATGGCAACCAAGTATATTGTGATCCATTGGTGGTGGTAGACAGGCCACCATTTTGAATGTAGCTCGGACTGAATGGCGCTCCACCGCCGCCACCAAACCACGCGCCTGCTGACATTGGTCTAGCAGATCCCATTGAATGATAATTTCCGTTGCCCGGGCCAGGAACATTTAGTGATCGAGATATTTGATAATCAAAAAATGTTTGATCGTATCTATTATCAGCGCCGCCAGATCCAGAACAATTTCTAAAAGCTCCAAGTATGTCACTACTGAGTTGATTATTTTCTAAGCCATTTTGATCGCATGTAGAATACAATAAATTACTAATTTTACCATCGGCGCCGGCGCCATATATTCCAACTCCGCCGCCACCATATGCACCAGATATCATCCCGGGCCAGAGTTGATCTACAGGCACACCGGGCTGGGTTCCTACAGTGCCCCAAATTACATCAGGATTTTGTGTAAGGTATGCTCTGCTGAATCCAATTTCTGCAGCACCACCCGCTCCTGCCCCACTATTGGCTGCTGCATTAACTCCAGATTTAGGTAAAGAATCACCAAGTGTTTCTACGGTAAAATCTTCAACATAGCTGGCAGCACCGCCTGCACCACCGCTGAATCCAGCTGTTTTTTTAGTACCAGCTGCTGCGCCCCCACTACCACCAGGTAGTTGCTTGTTCATACCAGCTGCACCACCTGCGCCGCCTGCACCCTTATATCCGGCGGCACCACCACCACCGCCACCACCCAAAGTGTAAATAGCATATGGGTGTGCTCCATATGAAGTAACTCCGGGGCCGTTAATACAATCGAGATTTGCCATACCAGCAGCACCACCGTTGGCAATAACCAATGGTATCTGTTTTGCAATTATTGCAGCGTTTGTTGTAAAAAAACTTTGGCCACCACTGGTAGCAGTAGGCCTTCCCCAATTATTTGTAGTTGATCCATAATCGGGGTCTGCTAGATCATGTGGCTTCCAATCTTTTGTTCCGCCGCCACCTACTTGTATTATATATTCGGTGCCCGGGACCACCGCAATGTTATTAGCATAGGATAAGCCACCGCCACCACCACCACTACCAGACCAATGTCTAGTTTCAACACCTTGTCGTGTTGCTGTAGGTTGCCCATTAAGTGAAAATCCACCGCCACCACCAGCGCCACCACCGCCAATGCATAAAACACTAATGCTAGTTACGCCAGCTGGTACTACCCACGTATACGTGGCATTGGCAGTGCCGTACAAAGGGCCATTAATATTGCCAGTTCGCAAGCCTAATAGGCTGGTAGCAGCATTGGCAAAAAAAACTGCCTCCCCAAATGGCAACGGGCTGTTGGCCATGGTAATGCCGGACCCAATAGTAACACCATCAATAATCATACTAGACTTTCAATAACTAGAGTAGCTGCCGTAGATGTAACCTGTGTTGCTGTTATTCTATAGACACGCTGAAAACTTTGATCTATTAGTGTAACTTGTATATTATCTCCTACCGCACCAATTGTGGATTTTGTAGTAATAGTAGTCCATACACCAACGTTAGCATAACCGATATTTGAATTGGTAACTGCGCTGGAATTTGATAATGCCATGTTGCCCACGCTTGGGCCAGATTCTACTGTAGTCCAGGCAATCATGGTATTACTGGTCACTGCCGACACTTGCAGTTTATTGCTCGGCGATGATGAAGATACTTTAGCACTAATAGTGTCAAGTGTTACTATACTACCTTTAGTTGCTGCAAATGGAGTTGATTTCCTGCGTATCATATTGGTACCGATACCATCAGATGTTAGATTACCAGAAAAATAAGCACTTGCTCCAGTGTAAATATTACCAACTACATTTCCATATGTAGTAAATCCCATTACTGCAATAACAGTATTTGCTAATATAAAATTAGCACCCGAAATGTTGCCTTGTGTCCCAGTGGTACTGATGCTGTTGGCCGTAATGTTGCCGGCAATAAGATTTGCTAGATTTACGTTGCCACCTGTACCACCACCACCACCGGTTGAATTTATAGTCACATTACCAATTCCAGTGAGTGGACTGATAGTTATGTTATCACCAGCTATAATTCTCATTACTGCGCTGGGTAAGCCACTAGGACCAGTAGGACCAGTTACACCTGTGGCACCTATACCTGTGGGCCCGGTTGGTCCAGTTGGACCGGGAACAGTTGATGCAGCGCCGGTTGGGCCAGGAGGGCCGCTGGGGCCGCTGGGGCCAGCCACGGTTGAATTGGCACCAGTGGGTCCAACTGGACCTAGTAATCCACTTGGTCCAGGGGGGCCCGATGGGCCGCTGGGGCCTTGTACTCCAGTAGTACCTATACCAGTTGCACCAGCTGGTCCTCTATCACCAGTGGCACCTTTTTCACCTGTGGCACCTTTTTCACCAGTGGGGCCAGTTGGCCCACCTGCAGGGCCAGTTGGGCCAACTGGGCCTGTTGGTCCCGGAATAACTGAAGCTGGGCCAGTGGGCCCGGTTGGTCCAATTGAGCCAGTGGGACCAGTTGGTCCAGTTACACCAGTGGCACCTAACCCAGTTGGTCCAGTTACGCCAGTAACTCCAGTTGGTCCTCTATCACCAGTGGCACCTTTTTCACCAGTGGGTCCTGTTACTCCGGTTGTTCCTTTGGGTCCCACTGGCCCGACAGAGCCAGTGGGACCCAATTCCCCAGTGGCACCATCGGGTCCTGTTGCGCCCCTTGTTCCGGTTGCACCTAATTTACCTGTAGCACCAATCTCGCCAGTAGCACCAGTGGGTCCGGTACTACCTTTCATGCCGCTAGGACCAGTAGAACCTTTAGGACCGGTTGCGCCTTGTGCGCCTTGGGGGCCTGCCGGACCAGTTGCACCAGTTGCACCCTTAGCGCCACTTGGGCCGGTAAGATCCACATGTGGTGTTACAGCAGAAATGTCTGATTTTGGTGGAATAAATCCGTCAGTATTAGCTACAATTTCCGGAGTAGTAATTATTGGAGACGCAGGAGAAGGTGCAATATATGCATTAAGATCATCCGTGGAGGCAGTGATTATACTAGGCCCATATATGGTTTTAACTATTCGATTAGTATTATGAACTACTTCGTCTCCGGAATAAATTTTTTTATCTGACATATCTGTTCCTGTTTTTATATTTATTATGCGCTTGTTTGTCTTATTAAAGAGTAATGTAACCCCAATTTACTACTACTTGGATTGGTGGGCTGCTGTTGTTGGTAATTCCAAACTCAAACACACTGGCAGTTTCGCCGGGGTTGTAGACCACCGTTGCAGTACTAATATTGTTCACAGTTCCAACAATCTGACGGGGTATTGCAGTAAGCACTAGCGCATTACCGTCCGTATAATACCAACCATAACTAGTACCTAGTACCGGCACATTGTCATTAGTCACAACTACGGTAGCAGTATATGCAACAATACCATTTGGAATGGTTCCTCTAACCCATATTGAGTAAGTACCATTTGTAGGAACTGTAAGACTTACTGTGTTAGCACCTGGTGATAATGTCCAACTACCAGTTGTTGAGCCTGCACCTACTCCGGTTGCACCTGTTGCACCTGTTGCGCCTACATTACCAGTTGCACCTACATTACCAGTTGCACCTGTTGCACCTGTTAGCCCAGTGGCACCAGTAGGGCCTGTAGCACCAATTGCGCCTACATTACCAGTTGCACCTGTATCACCAGTTACTCCGGTTGCACCTGTTGCGCCTACATTACCAGTTGCACCTACATTACCAGTTGCACCTGTTGCACCTGTTAGCCCAGTGGCACCAGTAGGGCCTGTAGCACCAATTGCGCCACCACCAGCACCTAGCACACTCGTGCCTGTGCTGTCCAGTATATCACCGCCGGCGGGTAATGTTAAGTTACCATCTGTGCCAAACTGCCAGAAATGTCCTTCAGTACCATAAGTACCAATACAAACTTTACCGTCAACAGCAATTTGTACAAACTGATTGTCATCGCCCAAGAACAAAT